AGTCGCTTGTTGAGCCGCGCGTCTTCGGCCTGCAGTGCCTGGTCGTACATCTGCGCCTGCTGGCGCGCAATCTCGATCCGGCGCGTCTCTACGGCCGTGCGAGACTGCGCGACGCCAGCGGCCAGCGTGTCCCGCTCACCGGCGGGGAGCGCCGCAACGCGCTGCACTTCCGCCGCCCGGTCCTGCGCATCACTCGCGTCCCGCATGCCCTTCGCGGCGAACCCGGCGAACGGCGCAAGCACGGCGATCAGCGGGCCGAGTCGACCCGCCAGCGCGGCGACCGACATGCCGTTGAGGGCGGCGACGGACGCCGACAGCGCCGTGACTGCGCGCTGTGCGCCCCACGCGACCGCTGTGAACTTCACGAGCTGGCCGAGCACGGGGCCGTTCTCCTCGAGGAACTTGCCGGCGTTCGCGAGCCCTTCCGCGATGTTCTTCGTGGCCGCCGCGAGGTCGTTCGACGCGCCGATCGTGCGGATGACCGAGTTACGGAACGCGGTGAACCCGTCCGCGATCGTCATCACCGACCCGGCGGCCTGCGTGCGCAGCGCGTCGAGGTTCTTGAGCAGCACGCCACCGATCACGCCGGCCGTGAGCTCGCCGTCCTCCTTCATCTTCCGCAGTCCCGCCGACGACTTGCCGAGCTCCTGCTGCAGCAGCTGCAGCACGACCGGCGCCGCTTCGGAGATCGTGACAAACTCGTCACCCCTCACGGCGCCGGAGGCCATGGCCTGTGCAAATTGCCGAATGGCGCCCGCACTGGTCGCCGCGTCCGCGCCGGACGCCTTGAGCGCCAGCGCGAACGCTTCGGTGAGGTCCGTCGTCTGCTGCGTCGTGTAGTTGAGCGACTCGTTCGACTGCCGCAGCTTCACGTACAGTTCCGCCGTCGCGGTCACATCGGAGCGAGTGCGGCGCGACACCTCGAACAGTTCGCGCGACGTGCGAATGCGGTCCTGCTCCGAGGTCGTGACCAGCCGGAGCCGGTTCGAGAGGTTGGTCGCGGCGTCCGAGTAATTCACCAGCTCTCGCACGGACAGCGCCGCCGCGAGGCCGCCCAGCATCGACTTGACCGACGACGCCATCTTCGCGGCGCCGTCTTCGGCCCGCTTCGTGGCCTTGGTGACGTCGTCGAGGTTCTTGACCACGCGCGGGGCGTCGCGGTCGTCCACCCGGATCGTCAGCCTCGCCAGTTCATCCATTGGCCGCAGCCTCCAAGAACGCGCGGTCCATCGTCAGCACCCACGACACGTCGCGGGGCGTGAGGGGGGCCACCAGCGTGGCGTAGGACGACACATCCGACAGCGACAGCGCGCGCGGGCCGCTCATCGACGCGCCACGGCCCGCCGACAACGACTCAAACGCGGCGACGGCATGCGCGGCGCACGGCGGCACGGGCTGCGGCGGCAGTGCCGCCAGTTCCGCCGCCCCGTTGACCGGATCACGCGCCGCGAACGCGGCCACGTGCTCCCGCGCTGTCTTGCCGTCCTTCATCCGGCGACTGCCGGCGACGAGGGCGCGGACGCGCTGCGTGAGGCACGCAGCGACTCGGGTAAAAAACGCTCGTGGTCCCCCGCGGCCTCGACGACCAGCGCGTACGCGAACGGCGCGCGCGCGAACAGCGCCAGCACCCCGTCCGGCGTGCACGGCGCCGACAGCGACCACCCGCAGACCAGCGCCGCGGCGTAGGCCCGCAGCGCGTCTTCCCGCTGCGCCATCAAGGCACCGGCGCGTGTGGAGTCGGTCGCGGTCTCGATCGCGTCCGCCAGGGCGTTCTGCGTCGCGAAGAACGTGTTGCGCTCGCGTGCGATCGCCGGATCGTCCGGCCAGCGGAGCGTGAGGGTGACGACCGCGCCGCCATCGCACAGCCGCACGCCCGCGTCGACGTCGACCAGTTCGAGAATCGACGTCGTGCGGGTGCCTTCGGAGAAGTCGAGGTCGATCACGCGGCCGACGTGCAGAGCGTGATCATGGACGCGTCACGGTCCGACGCGGTCGGGATGCCGACGAGAATCTGCGCCGTCTCCAGCTGCGCGCCGCTCGGCCCGATCCGCTCCGTCTCGACGCTCCCGACCGTGAACGATCCCACATTGATCGCCACGAACCCGTTGGTGCCCGCCTCGCGGTACAGCAGCTGCAGGGACAGCGGGTTCGTCTCCCCGACGAACTGCGACATGATCGTCGTGTTCTGCTTGAGGAACGTCAACGACCCCGTGACGTTCGCCACGCCCTCGAACACGTCCGGCGACACATTCGCGCCAATCACGGGCGTCGTCGACAACCCGAGGTCGAGGGACAGGGACGCGCCGGACAGCGTCGCGACCTGTGCGCCGTTGTAGCACACGATCGCGTCCACCGCGGCCATCGGCTGCGACGTGGTATCGGTCGCGGCGGTGAAATACTGCGACGACTGCGGCGCCAGCATGTCCTGCCCGACGAACCCGAACTCGACGCCTACCATCCCGTCCGGCGGCTGCGTGAAGGCGAGCGAGCCGACGCGGCAGCCGACAAACCGCTGCGACGAGGTCGCGCCCGGCTCCCAGTGCTCGACGCTGAAGTAGCGTCGCGTGGTGCCGAGCGTCAGCTTCTTCGGGCGGGTGATCGTGACGCCGGCCACCGACGTCTGATCGACCCATGCCGTGCGATTGCCGATCGTGGCCGTCGTGGTGCCCACCGCGACCAGCACCACAGGGATGCCAGCATTCGCGCCGCCCGTGGCGGTGACGACATCGCCGACGCGGTAGCCTTCGCCCACGAAGCTGCCAGCGGCGCGCGTGAACACGCCAGTCGAGGCGACGTAGGTCGCCGTGAACGAGGCCGACGTCAGGACCGCCGTGTACGTGCTGCGCAGCGCCGCTTCGAGCAGCGTGTCGAACGACCCCAGCGACAGGTCGCCGGACAGCGAGCCGGACACACTGCGCGGGCCGTGGCGGTCGCGGGTGCGCTGGAGGTCGGCGCGGACTTCGTTCGCGCTGATCGTCTGCTTCTGCATCGACAGCCCGGCGCCGCTGTTGGTGCGGAACCGGCGGGCAGTGGAGTCGTTCGCGGGAAGTGTCCCGAACGCCGTCTCGACGCGGTACGCCGTGGTGACGTTCGGCTGCAGCTGGAAGGAGATGCCCATGGGTTATGCGCTCAGTGGGAGGGTGCGGAATGCGAGGGCCGTGAAGGCGACCGACAGACGGCGATAGCCCCACGCGTCGACGCGGCGGACCGCCCCGAGGTCGAGGGACGTGGTTTCCAGCTGGTGCGTGCGCGCGTGGTCGGTCAGCGCACGCCCCGGCTCGAACACGTGCGCGATGGCGTCCGCGATCGTGTCCAGGTCCGCCAGCACGCGGTCCGGCGGCGTGTGCAGGGTCAGGAAGTACAGGCCGCGCGCTTCGGTCAGGCCGGACGCGCGGATGGTCGTTGCGGGTAGGCGCAGTTCGTCTTCCAGCCACGTGCTGGTGGGCGGCGCGGTGTGCACGACCTGCTCCCACACGACCGGCGGGCAGTCGGGGACGGTCGCGAGGTGTGTGCGGAGGATCGCGCGGAGCGTGGCGAGCTTCACGCGCCACCCAGCGACGCGCGGACGCGTGCGGTGGCGCGTGAGACGATGACCGGCCATGCGGCGACCGTCTGCGCGATCCAGCCACTGACGAACGGCGCCTTCGGCGTCGTCGACCCGTCTTCGAGGAAGGGCAGATATTCCGTGTTGTTGTAGATCGTGATCACGTCGCGGATGTCAGCGGACGCGATCACGAGCCCCATCGTGCCTTCGGTACCGGTGGCGACCATCGACCCGTCACCCGTCTCGGGGACGTTCGGGGGTGTGCCAAGCGTTGCGTCCCACTTCGACCGCGCGAAGCCGGTGTCGACCGGCGTGCCGGGTGAGTACGCGCCGCCGACGGACACGTTCTCTGCGACGTCCTGCCCCGCGCTGACGAGGACACGGCGCAGCCGGTCTTCGGTCTGCCGCGCCCAGCGGTCGACCACGGCCGCCGCGCTCACGCGACGCACTCCACGGTGTAGAGCGGCACCGTCACGGCGTCGAGTGCCGCCACGCGGGTTACAGCAGCCACGCGGAGCGCGACGCCCGCGACCGTCAACACGTCGCCCGCGGCCGGCGCGTTCAGCAGCCCGGCGCCCGGCACCTTGAACGTGCGGAGGATCGTGCGCTGGCCGGTCGGCGCGAGGCTGTCAGTCGAGCGGGTGCCCGCCTGTTCGTTCGCGACCTCGATCGCCGTCCCCGACCACGAGAGCGTCGACGACGGCATGCTCACCCCGCTCACGCCGTCGTACTGCCCGACGATCGTCCGCGTGAACGACACCGCCACGCCCGCCAGCCCGGACGGGCCGATGAACGAGCGAGCGACGCCAGCGAGGGAGGCGAGGAGGCTCATGCGCGGGCGACCTCCATCGCGCCGCCACCGACGATGAACGGCGCGAGCAGTGCCAAGACCGCCGGATAGCGGCGCAGCACGCCCACGGGATCCGTTGCCGTCGCCACGCCCTGCCGGTACTCCACCTCGAGCACGTCGACTTTCGCGCGCACGTAGCGGTCGGCGTCGGTGACACCGCCATCGGGCGAGGATTCGCCTTCCGCGAGCAGCGCCAGCGCCAGCTCCGCGCACGCTTCACGCACGCGGCGGGGGATGACGGCGGCCGGGATGAAGTACGACGGCCGGTCGGGGTCGGGGAGCAGCTCGCGCGGCCACGACAGCGCCTGTTCGTACTCCGTCGCCTCACCACCGAACGACAGCCGGTCGATCATGCGCGTCGCGGTCCGTAGTGCGCGTTCCCGGGTGGCGGGTGTCGACGACGCCAGACGCGACGATGCGAGCGACCCCTCACCGTACGCGAGGAAGTCCGCGTCGGTCAGGTAGCTGTTCGCGGTCGTGCTGCCTGGCGTCGCGATGATCGTCATGGGTCAGCGTGGCGGGTGTGTGGTGATGCACGACACGCCGCACTACGCCCCAGCATCGGAGCGCAGCGCGGCGTGTGCTCAGAACTCAGCCCAGCGCCTTGCCGATGAACGCAGGGCGGATGACCGACCAGCCCCAGAGGCAGTCGAACTGCAGCGCCGTCTGCTTGTTCTGGCGGACGATTTCGCCGCGGATCGTGATGCCCGTCTGCGGGTCGCTGAGGCTGTACGTGTTGCCGGCGCCGTTGAGGTCCATCAGCGGACGCGAGGCGAAGTACAAGCCCTCGGGGTTCATGATCAGGCTGTTCTGCATCGTGGTGCCCGCGCCGATCAGCGTGATGGACTCGCCGCCAGTCGTGGCGACGGCCAAGCCCTGCGTGATCGTCACGTTGGTGTTCGTGCCCTGCGTCACGGTCACGTTTGCTGCGACGACGTAGCTGCGCGGATGAGTGCCGATCGTGATGACGTCGCCCGCGACCAGCGCCACGTTCGCGCCGGCGGCCTTCGCGATGCTCACCGTGGTCGCACCGAGCGCGTTCACGCCGTTGGCCGTCAGCGCACCGGCACCGAGGGCCGCAGTCGTCTGCGCCGGCAGGAGCTGATCCGACAGGAACGCGGCGCCGTACGAGCTGACCACCTCGCCCGTCACGAGCGGGTTCGCCGCATCACCGCGGCGGTCGGCCTGCGCGATGTTCGCGAGCGCCAGACCGGCCCAGTAGGCGTCGACGTTGAAGATGCCGACGCGGCGCATGCGGGACGCGCGGGCGCGGTCGAGCTGCGCGAGGCCGGCAAGGAACGGCGCCTCGCTGGTCGCGAACGGGGTC